CCCCAGGAGCCGGTGGCGCCGTTCCAGTGCAGGTTGTGGCTGAGGACGCTCATGGAGAGTCGAGAGCGGAGGGTCGAGAGTCCAGAGCCGGAGGCGCAGCCGGGGAGCGTGGAACCAGGAGTTCCTTTCGGCTCTCGACTCTCGACTCTCCGCTCTCGACTCTCATAGGCTGACTCGGTTCACCGTGATCGCTTCCCGGGCCCGGGCCATCTGCTCCAGCAATCGGGTGTGCTTGGCTTGCTCGATGCGGTCCTTCTCGGCCAGCTCCTGAAGGCGCCGCTGCTCGGCGCGGAGGGCCTGCTGCACCGCCGAAAAGCCGGCGCTGGTGTTGCGCGTGACCGCCCCCACCCCTTCCAGCTTCGGCGGCTTGAGCGTGCGCTCCTTTTGGGTCGCCTCATCCAGCTCGTCGATCGCCTTCGTGGCCGCCCGCGTCCAGGTCTCCCAGGAGATCGAGGCGTCGCCGGGAAGATTGAGGAGCTGGTTGAGGTTGGCCATCTCGTCTTCGAAGACCTCGAAGGGCGTCCGCACCTCCTCGGTCACCTTTTGCGCCGCGTCGCTCATCTTCTTGAGCCACGTCTCGGCTTCCTTGGCCGAGGCGAAGCTGGGCCCGATCTGCGCGCCGACGTCGGCCAGCCCCGCGGTCTCCCGGGTGACTTCGGCCACGGCCGCGGCGGCGGCGTTGGCTTCCTGCGTGGCGACCTCGGCGCCCTCGGCGAAGCGATCGAAGGCGGCCCCCACCGCGACCGCCGCCCCCACGCCGACGGCCAGGCCGGCGATGACTTTCACCAGCCCGGCCGGACCGCCGATCACGCCTTGCGCGATCGCGCTGGTAGTAGTGAGGGCCCGCACGGTGGCGATCACCGCCCGCACGCCCTGAACGACGCGGGGGATGATCGACATCGCCAGGGCGAACCCGCCGGCGAGCGCCGCCCACTGGGCCACGCTGCGGACCGTGCCGGCGTCGAGGGCCGCGATTTGCCCGGTGAGATCAATCGCCGCGGCCGTCGTGGCTTTGGCCAGCGGTAAAAGTTTCTGGCCCAGTTCGGCGGCCAAGAGGGCGACGTTGTCCTTGAGGGTGGAGATCTGCCCGGAGAGGGTCTCCGACTGCGCGGCCATCAGCCCGGCGAATTTTCCCCCCTCGCTGGTCATCGAGCGGAAGGCTTCTTCGAGGTTTTCAAAATTCACCTGGCCGCTGGAGACCAGCTCGCGGACCTCCGACTCGACGACGCCGAACTGCCTGGCCAGCTCCCCGATAATCGGGATCCCGCGGCCGGTGAGCTGGTTGATGTCCTCCATGAACAGGCGGCCCTGCACCTTGGCCTTGCCAAAGATCTCGGCCAGCTCGCCGATCGGCTGGTTCGTGCCGGCGGCCACATCCCCGATCATCCGCAGCGTGGGGACGATCTCTTGCGCGTCGGTCCCGAAGGCCGCCAGCATCCGGCCGGCGTCGCGCAATTCGGGGGTCTCGAAAGGGGTCTCGGCCGCGAACTGGTTGATCTCGCCGATCACTTCCTGGGCCGCTTGCGCGCTCCCCAGGAGCGTGCCGAAAGCGACCTCGGCCTGCTCGGCGTCGGCCGCCAGGCGCAAGGGCCAGGTGATCCCTTCGCCGCCGGCGACGACCGCGCTCAGGCCGCCCAGGGCGCGCATGGCCAGGCCGGCGAAGCTATCGACCGCCCCGGCCGCGCGGCGCAGCCCGCTCTCCAGGGCCGAGGTTTGGGCCCCCAGGTGAATGTTCAGCTTGGCGATCGTCGTAGCCATCGGCTCTCGGCTGTCGGCTCTCGGCTTTGCTCTCGACTCTCGTCTCTCCGCTCTCGACTCGGTCGGCTTTGCGTTCCTGCTCCCGCTCCGCCCGGTACTCCCTCACCGCTTCCTCCAGCTCCTCGCGGTCGTTGGCGCCGTAGGGGTAGTGGGTCGGCGGCAGCGGGACCTTCTCTTTCAGGAAGGGGTGCAGCAGGTAGTGGCAGAGCACCGTCAGCCGATCATCGGCGCGGCCCTCGCCCCAGGGGCGACTCTCAAAAAACCGCATCCATCCCTGGAGCTGGGCCCAATCCAGGAGCGGCACAAGGTAATCGGGGTGCGGAAACCCTAACTCTCTGCAGAGCTCCCAGACGAAGGCGACGCGCGGGTCGTCGACGTCGTCGAGGAGTTTTTTTCCGCGGCCAGCATCCCATTCAGGCCCATGGCCGCCAGGGCCAGCCGGTTGAGCACGCTGAAATCGACGTCGGGCCCCGCCAGAAAACGGCGGCCTTCGCTCGTGTCGAAGAGCGGCTGGCCGGAGTCGTCGCGGGCGGTGAGGGCGATCAGATCGACCTGCTGGGCCTTGGTGGCGGCGGCCCGCTCCGCTTCACTGAGCTCGTCTTCATCCTCGCGATGGTGCCGGCGGACGAAGGCCAACCCTTCCTCGGAAGCGAGGCGGTGGAAGGCGAGCTGCACATCCCACTCGGGGACAAACAGCGGGCGGACCTTTTCGGCCTTGGCCGCGGCGGCCTGGATCTTCTCCAGGGTGCTCATCTGAAAAACCTGACCATCCGAAAGGGAAACGGCTTAACTCGGCGCGCCCGCTTAACTCGGCGTGCCGGTGCGGGTGATCGCCGTGGTGCGCTGCACGGTGACCTCCCGCCCCAAGAGACCGGCGATCTCGATCGTCTCGGGAGCGATCTCGCTGACCCAACCGCTGAACACGTCGGTGACCGTATTGGGATAGGTGACCTTCCAGTCGGCCACATTGCCGTTCCCGAACAGGGTGTCGATCTTCTCGTCTTCGGTTTCGTTGGGGTCCCAGAGCTGGAGGAACTTGAATTCGCTGTGCTCCTCGATCCCCGACTCGTTGGTGGACAAAACATCGGTGAGCACCGTGCCGTCGATCTTGGCCCGGGTCCGCCCCGGAGGCATGATATTGCGGGTCATCCCCACCGCGCTGTAGGCGCCGGCGCCCGCGCCGTCGATATCGACCTCCACGGTCGCGCCCAGTCCTTTGCGTTTCTTCTTGGCCATTGTTTGTGGTGAGTGGTGAGTGGTGAGTGGTGAGTGGTGAGTGGTGAGTGCTCACATCGGGCTCACGGTGGCCCGCAGCGAGGCCACGTGAATCCCTTGGTCCGCGTTCTCATTCCGCTTCAGGTAATCGTCCTCGTGGTCGTCGACGAGGATCGACTGCACGGTGGAGTCGCCGAAGGCGCCGCGCCAAAACGCCAGCCGGTTTCGCACCAGGGCCGAGAGCTCGGCGGCCTGGTCGACGTCGTCCGAGACGCTCTCCAGGTCGAACAGAAAATCATCCGGCTCCGTGCCCGGCGCGGCGTCGGTCACGCCTTCGTAGTTCACCCCCGCCTGCTGCAGCCAGATGAACGGGAAGACCGCCTCGTGCGGGACCTGGTTCTGGTGCACGTTTTCCCCCACCAGGGCCGCGATCGCCGCGTCGGCCAGGAGGAAGGCGATCAGGTTCTCGGCGACGTCGTTGCTGGGAACGACGGCCGGCGTGTAGGTCGCGGTAAAGCGGATGTGATCGACTCGACCGATCCCCAGGTTCAAATAGGCCGCCGCCAACAGGAAGCCGAAGGTCGCCCCCTTCACCTCCGCCCCCGTCAAACTTACTGAAAACGTGTAGGTGACGTAGGCGTCGCTGCTCCCCCAGAAGCCGGCGATCGCCCGGTTGTCGTCCTGGACGACGCCCGCCACGATGAGTTTGGCTTCGTTGTCGATCAATTTGTTGGCGGAAGTGGAGCTTCTTTTCACTTCGACCACGATCTCCGAGACGTGGTCGTCGTCGGCCAGGGCCGCGAAGTCAGAGATGCTCTGGGCGGTCAATCGCTCGCTGAATCCGCCCCCGAAGATTCCGTTGACCGTCGTATAACTGCTGTTGTCGGTGGCCGCATTGCCGGGGTTAGCCCAAGCGGTGTTGCCGCCGTTGGCGTTGCTGCTGGCGAAGCTGCTGGCGTTGCTGGGCCCGATGGTCGGCATGTTTCGCTTACGCTCGCTTGGCTTCGGCGATCACTTCCGCGGCGAACTTGCCGCGGAAGTTTCGCAGGGCTTCGGGTTTGCTGGTGCGGTAGGCCCGCTCCAGCGGCCGCTGGGCCGCGCCGCCGGGATGCGCGACCGCGGCCCGGATGATCAGCGCGCCGCCGGCGTCGAACTTCAACCGCTTCCCCGGCAGCTTGGGGATGCGGTGCGGCCGCGTCCCGCCTTCCACCAGGTGCGCGTACTTGGCCGGGTTACGGCCGGTCGCCGGGTCCTTCTTGGCCCGCGCGCCGACCACCGCCAGCACGTACGCGCCGCCGCGGTAGCTCTTGATCCGCTGGAAGACCGCCTTTTTCAAGAGGCCCGTCTCCCGCGGAACGTTTCGCCGATATTCCTTCACCTGCGGCGCCGCGCCGGCCCGGACCGCCTTGCGGACCGCCCGCCGGGCGCCGACGCGCTCCAGCTGGCGGAACTTCCGCAGAACCTCCCTCTCGCCGTGCATGGTTGCGGTGATCATCTGGCTCTCGACTCTCGACTCTCCGCTCTCGACTCTACTGGTCCTCGCTGCACAGGAGCACATTCCACCAGTCCTTCTGCTCCACGTTCTCCACGTGCCCGATCTCCAGCCGCCGGCTGCCGAACTCCAGGTAGTCGCTGGCCACGAGGCCGGGAAAATGCCGGATGGTGACTCGCAGCGCGGCGCCCGCGTACACTTGGTTCGCGATCTCCAGCTCGCGGCCGCTCAAGGTCTCGATCTTGGCCCGCGCAATCCCCAGCGTCGCCGCCGTTCCGGTGTTCTGGCCCCGGCTCCCTTTCGTCGTCGCGGGGCGCTTCACCGTCACCACGTGTCGCAGCTCGCCGGCGCTGATCATGGCGAATCGCGAGTAGCGAGTAGCGAGTAGGGAGTAGGGTCGGGCCCTATTCGCTATTCGCTATTCGCCATTCGCTCCTCCTTCACGGGTAATGGCCTCGCATCAGCAGCCGGATGATCCGCTCGTAGCCTTGTTTGATCTCCGTGCTCACGCCCAAGACCTCGGCCTCGGGGACCGCATACCAGTGGGCGAGGAGCATCAGGATCGCGTGGTTGGCCAGCTCCGGGACGCTGTCGGCGTCCGCGTATCCGGCCGTGAATTCCACCGTGACGGCGTTCCGCCCGGCCCGCGTGGCCGGCCAGCTCGCGTCGTAATCGAGCAGCACCGCGGCCCGGCCGGTGTCGAGGCTGTAGGCGCTGGTTGAAAACGTCTGCTCCGCGTCGTCGCCGTCCTGATACTTCACGCTCTCGACCGACTGCACCGGGCGCCGCTTGAGCTCGATAAAGTCGTCGCATGGGAACTGGTCGATCGTCTGCCGATACGTGCGCTCGGCGATCGCCAGCCCCGCATCTTTTTCCACCTGCTCCCGCGCGGCCGAGATCAGGCGCGAGAGGAGCGTATCGTCCGAGTCGTGCAGCACGCGGCACTGGGCCTTGGCCTCGGCCAAAGACACCGCCTCGAAGGCCGCGGCCGAGGTCGCTTCGATCGAGTAATCGAGGATCGCGGACTGCATGGCTTTCAGCTGTCAGCTTTCGGCGTTCGGCAGACGCCCGGAATCCTGACTCCTACTTTCTGCCGACCGCCGACAGCCGACAGCCGACAGCCTATCGCAACGCGTCGATCGCTTTCTCCTCGAACCGCACGCTGCCGCGCCTTGTCTGATTCTTCTTCTGCCGCAGGTTTGCGAGCAGGTGTTTTGCATGGGCGACCAGCTCGGGATCCTCGGGCAGCGGTAATTGGCCCTCGGCCGTAAGCTGCTTGGGCAAATCGTTCAAGAGCGCCAGCCGCTTGCGGACGGGGATCTGCTCCAGGAGCAGGCCGATCAGCCGCTCGTGATCCGGGGCCGTGCTGGCCGCTACCGTCTGGTCATGATTGATCTGCAGCTCGCCGGCGACCTCGATCTCCAGCCAACCGCCGTCCACTTCGCCGGCAACAGTCACGGCGACCGTGTGTTTCGCCCCCGCCTCCAGCCGCTCGCGGTCCTTCCGCTTGTCGCAGAAGGAGGCCAGCGCCGAGAGCAGCACGTTTTCGCGGGCGGCCTGGCGGGCTTCGGGAGTGGTGAGTTTGGTCGCCATGATGAGTCGAGAGCGGGTGGAGAGTCGAGAGCCAGAGTCGAGAGCCAGACGGAGGTCCTATCCCTGGGTTCCGGGTTTTTTTCTGGCTCTCGACTCTCGGCCCGCTCTCCGCTGCTCCGTTTTGGGGTTCGTCTCCGCTTCGACCGCGAACCCGGCCCGCACCAGGCGGGCCCCATGCTTGGGGTCGACCGAGATGACGACCCCCGGCAGTTTGCCGCGGTATTTCTGGGTCAGGCGGACGGACTTCATGGAAGTACGAAGGACAAAGTACGAAGGACTACACGCGGGCGACCTGCTTGCAGCCGCGGTCGGCCGAGCTCACCGGCCCCTGGCCGCCGCGCGAGAGAATCGCGAAGGCCACGAGGTACGTTCCGGTCGCCCCGTCGCCGGCGGTGGCCACCAGCCGCAGGTAGCGCTTGCGGCCGCGCATGTCGATCTCGGCCAGCAGGACTTTGTTGTCGTCGGTGGCCGAGGGCAGCCCCAAGGCCACGCCGTCGATGTCTTTCTGGGCGGTGTCGCTGAAGTCGAGCTCGTCGATGTCGGTGTAGGTGGAGTCGTCGTCCGACTCCTGCACCTTGAGGGCGACCAAGGCGATGTC